GGTGTTCATGAAGCCACGTTCGTTGAACATGTAGAACTCGACTTCTTGCTTGATGATCTGAGCAGTAGATCCTTGGTCTTTGACCTTCTGGACCTGCTTGATCTTGCGGATCTTGCGAGAGTCGATGTAACGTAACTCTTTGATGCCCTCTTCAGGCCTAGTCACGTCGATAATTACTTGGAAGAATAGGCGGCCGTCGATGTACCACCTGCGGAAGATGTCGTATCCGAGCTTATTGAACTCGAGGAGGTCGACGATGTATTCGAACTCGGCGCGGATGAGTTTCTTTACTCTGTCCGGCTGTTCTAGTGAGTCTAAATTGATGCTTACGATTGGTTCGTCTGGATCATAGACGATGGCTTCGTTGACGATGTCGTCGATAGCCGAGTCTACTTCTGGGAATTCCGCCATGACTCTATACTTAGTCACGAGCTCGGCCTCAGTACGGACTGCTCCGTCTAAGTCTACGTAAGTACCATAAGCGCCGCCACCCTGAATGACTACAGCGCCGTCGTCAGACTCTTTGGCGATGATAGTCGGGGTAGTGTTTGCGTCTATAGCTTTCTTTCGGATTTCAAATCCAAAGAACTCAGCCATGTTATCTCCAGTATATTGCGGGGAGGACCGAAGCCCTCCCCTTGTTCACTTCAATTAGCGCTGTAGAGAAGAAGAGACGGTCTCGTCGAAGGCTACACCTGGCGAGCGGGTAGTATCGACGGTCCAGTAGTCGTACTGGAAAGTGACCGAGAATTCTTCGATAGCATCGGTCGACGACCAGTCGAGAGGAATCTCGCCAATGGCCGTCGGGAAGATATTGTGGAACTTATAGGCTCGGATCGGCGCACCAGTCTTTGCGTACTGAGTGACGATCGCGTCTGCGGTATAAGTCTGAATGCTCCTCAAGTTAGCCTTGAGGTTGCTGATCGCGTTCGACCACTTCTCAAGCGAGTTGCGGAGGGCGAAGTCTTCGTCGTTGATGACTGTGACTGACCAGTCCGGGAACACGCGGTCGCCAGGGACCTTGATGAAGCGACCGAAGTAGGGTACGTTGATGAAGCCGATCTGTGAAGCCGGAAGCTGAGCAGACCTCACGAAGAAGCTGCTCCTTGCTCCGAACGATCCGTCGACGGGACTAGAGATCTGGACCTCGAAGAGGTTGTTCCTAGCGCCGTCGTACTTTAGACGAGCTCTGAAGTCGTTAATGTTGAAAGCCATTTTGGTTGTCTCCTGCTATATCTATTTACTGCCTGAGACCGATGATCTCATTGAACGCCACGCCAGTTCTTACAGCAATGAAGTTCAGCTGGATGAAGT